TCTAAAGCCTGCATTGGGTTTTGATCAATAATGCGAGTAGCTTTAGCAACAGCCAGGTTTTGTAAAGTGTCGTCCCTTAACTTCATTCCGCGTTGCGCACTGATAACACCACTACGCATAGAGTCCTGAATAATTTCATCTATACGCTCAGCATAATGATTCATATTCGCTAAATCATCACTGTATGCCTGCTCACTAAGTTTAGTGACTGAATCCTCCATTGATGCCACAGAAAAGTCTATATGCTGCCTACGGGCCTCTCCTTGCGCTACAATAGCTTTATTGCCTAAGAAACGACCAAACTCTATTTCAAATCGTTGTTTAGTTTCAGGGTCAAATATACCTCTAAGTATATTATCTTTAATCGATGCGCCAGCTTGGTTGACTTCACCTACTAATGTGCCATAGGTAGGGTTCCCATTTTCATCAAATGGTTGCCTTAGTCTATCGTTATAGAATTTGTTTAACTGTTCAGTACCCGCTGCTAAGGATTTTGCATATTCTGCATTTTGGAATGATGCGTGCGCAGCGTCGAAAAATTCCTGACCAAGGGATTGGATTAAACTGCCAGCGCTAGCTGTAGTCCTACCGATCAGGTTAGCAGCAGTAGCGCTACCTGGGTTTAACTGTTTACCAGCCGAGCCAGATATCTTTGATTCTGTGGCAGGTCTAAATATTTTTGGCATTATCTACCCTGCCCTAGTGGACTACCAAACTGAGAGATGGCAGCTCGATTAGTTAATTGAGGGTGACCTTTGCTATTAGTAAATGTCGAAGGGCCATTAAAGAATGCTCCTAAGCCATCTTTAAAAATCGCACCTATTGCATTACCAACAGTAGAAAGCCGGTCAGAAGTGCTATTAATAACTGTAGGTGCCTGATAACTTAATCGCCTTGCGTTTTCAGCTTGTCTTTCTCTTGCTTCATAAGCACTTATTTGACCTCTGAATTCTGCGATTCTTGCTTGATTCTCAAAGTCAACTGAAGCGGTATTACCGGCATGTATTAACGCTATCTGGCGCTGCCTGGTATTTGTGCGCATATCAATTGCTTGACGCTCAAATTCACTCAGGGTGTCGTGCATGACGCTAAGAAAACTATCGCTACTACTAGAAATACCAGAGGCTGCCATAGATGATCGTTGACTCTCAACCACTCTGCGCAAATTACGACCAACCGATTCAAGATTTCTTTCAAGAGCAAATTGCTCCAGCTGCTGATTGTAATTAGCTGTAGATATAGCAGAATAACCGCGATTCCTATAAGCCTGGGCTTCCATGTTAGCGCCCATAACTTGTAAGTCAGCGCCTTGTGAAACCTGCCTAGCAGCATCTAAGCTAGTTAGTAAACTTCCAGCTTCCGGGAAGAATGCATTGATTAATGTTCTGCCTACGCTAGCCATTATATTGTGTGTCCATCATACAACTGATATATACCCAGTAATTTAAGGGGTAATGGGTCAGAAGTTGTGATTGTTAAGCGGTTATCTCTGTCATCGGTTCTAATTGTATATTCAAGTTTGCCGGTATATAAAGGAATAATGGCACTTAATTTATAGTCAAGGTCAAAGGCGGGTATTGTTACCCCATTAACCTGTGGTATGGCTGAGTCTTTAACAAGTAAAATAGATGACAGGTTTCTAGCACGACGCCCTATATGTAACCCTATACCGAAATCTATTGGCGGGTCTAATGTTTCGATAGTAGTCGTATATGGTAACCCGGCAACAACTTTATAACCGTAATCATCTAGAGTAACCCTACCTTGGCTTACTGTTTTTTGGGCGTGCTTACCACCATCAACACGCAATGCAATAGCCTCACCTTCTAAATGACTTAAACCAGTTACAGTTAGCACTAGTTTATATGCATTGCCGCCACTGGTATAAGCAGTGTAACTTGTGCCGTCTATATCTGTGCCAGTTAAATCTTGAAGTTCAAATGTTGTTGATGTTTTATTATTAACCAAGAAAGTAGTATTTTCTACTTCCGTCATGCCACCCACACCGATTAATTTAACTCTATCTCCATCACTAAATCCGTGAGCTGAGCTAGTTGTAACCACTGGTGGGTTAGCTGCTGTTATGCCTGATATCGCTTGCGGGTCATCTAATACTAACGAAGAATCACTGAATAAATCCGTATCTCCAGTACCGTCATCATCATCTAATAATTCTATTGTGCGTCTAGTATTGCCGTTTATAGTTCGATTTACTACAACATAAACCTGATCATCACCAGCACTACCTATAACACCGACACGCTCAAAACTACCTTCCGTTGTCCATTTACACCAACCGATCGCAGCCTGATCGCGCTTATACATACCGACAACTAAATCACCGCCACTCTCTATACCATAAATAATAGAGTCTGGGCGTTGTGCGAAAGCTAGTTCAGTAATCCCGGCATCAACTATATGCTCACTAGGAAATGTCAATTCCTCAGATATATAGTTATCTATATCAAAGTTGTAGCGGAATGAGTTAATAGTTAAACCAGAGGTTTGATAGAAGATAACTTCACTGCCAACAATAAGTGGTGCTTGCTGACTGGAGCCCAGATATGTTCGTGGTATCTGCCTAATATCTTTTGGTGTTACAGAGGTATTCGAACTTCCCGAGTCGATAGTTGATTCACCAGCAGACGTACCAATTGATAAATCACGAGATGTTGCTAACCAGTTAATGTTATTAACACGACCTGAGGATAAATCTACCGAAATAGCATCACCATCACCAGCGCCACGACCAAAACTAGTTAATAAACCTTGTTGACTCATCCATAGGGTTTGCGGAAAATCACTGGTTCCACCAAATACTAGGCGCTCTTGGAATAAACCTACAGCTCTAGGCCAACCCTGTGTTGAGTCCCATGCCGGGTCTTCTAGTGTCCAGTTACTCGTTTCATCAGTACTATCTAAAGATTTCCAAACAAAACCATTAATATCTGAAGCTGAATTATATTCAGTGACCTCAACAACACCGTTATGCATTAATATAAATTTACCGACATCGGAAGTATTGAATGCATCGATCGCCGTAGTAGTACCGATATCATCGGCAGTTATATTAATGATTGAGCCTCGCGAAAAACCACTCGGGGTTAATTCTGCAATAGGGGAAAGGTCTAGCTTCCAGCTCTGTGACGGTATTGCGCTTGTGCTAGGGAAGTCTTCGATAATGTCGCACACTACTTCATCGGAAGCAGTAATAGAAACAATAGATGCCCTACCCGCACCACTCAAGTTAATAATTTGTCGCCCAACATCGGCAGCCAGGAATGGGTTAGCATCTGTTGTAAACGTAACACCTAATCCTGTGGTTGCGCCAGGTGTTAAGGCGGCTAGTGGTTTATCTCCCAGCTCTTTAGTGGGTGGTGGTGTGAATTCGATAATTTCTATAGACCAGTCACTATTAGTAGTACGCTCTAATACCCGGGGAGCATAACTAGGATGGGCTAAATATACCTTGTCACCAAATTGAGTATAAGTGATTTCATCTAGATCAGATGTACCGTATGGCGAGGTTACTTCGTATATTTCGTTTACAGTTCCGCCGCTGCTGTATGAATCACCAGTAGTATCCTCATCATCTAGTGTAAAGGTTGTACCAGCAGTTACTGTAATAGTGAATGTACGGGTATTAAGATGACTGACAGTACCAACGATTCCAGTTAATACGACTTGATCGCCTGTGCTTAATCCATGGCTTCCTGATGTTGTAACGGTTGTGGTTGAGCCGGTACTGATCGAGCTAATAGTACTTGTGCTACCACTCAATACCTGACCAGAAGAAGTGTAGAACCGAATAATCTGATTACCGAATTCCATTAACACGGTATCAGTTTTGCTAAATTCAAATGGAATAAGTCTTGAGGATACTGAGTGATCTTTAACGGGTGATATTAGTTGTGTACCAGCTCTACGTAAAACAGGTCCATGCGCTGTAACGATGGCATTTGTTGCAGTCCGTAAACCTTTTTTGTATTGATCTATATCTTGTCTTGCGTATAGGCGTGGGGATAATTCCCCGGAAGAAAAGGAATGTTGTGGGTGTATCCGCTTAGGCATTACAACCTCACATTATCAGTTAGGTAATCCGAACTTAAATCTCTAGTTGAACCTTGAATATTGTCTCTGGCCATTGCGGTTGGCATTAATGAGAAGAACTCAGTACGTAGTCTGTTTGCCAGCGCATTATCGCCTGTAATCTTATAAGATATTTTCCAAGCCAGATGGTGTGCAATAGTCATTTGCAGGAGCGGGCCAAGAATACCAATATTTGTCTCGCTGGCTACATATCTGATTTTAATAGTGGTTTGATTGGTAAATAGCTTGTCACCAGATATTTCCCAAGGAATATCTCCCTTCACATCATCATTCACTTCTAGAACGATAAGGCATAAAGGGTCTGTAGGTAATTGGAATTGGTAATCATAACCCCAGTCAGGGGTGGCTGTTGTCTGTGTCAAAGTGGCACGCTTAATAGTTGTCTGCCAGTTTCCCATGGCAATGGTTTGTTTAACCACGTCATTGAAAATAGCATTAACTATATTGGCGTTCTCTGTACCCTCTGTAAGGGAAGAGATTAAAGAAGCCCCTACCAAGGTAAGGGCTTGATTGGCTATCGCTGTTGAGCCAGACACTTACTTAGCTTCCGTTGGTCCAGTACACACGAAGTGCAACGTCACCGGCAGCAGCAGTAGCAGCGGCAGCAGCACAAGTGATACCAACACGGAACACTGTATGAGGGTCTTCATCGTAACCGAGAAGTTCCCATAAAGCCTTGTTAGCATCATCAGGCCCAAACGTAGTTGCATCTAATGCTTGCTGGGTCCAAGAAGTAGTAGCAGCTTGTGGTGTAGTTGAACCATCAACGAATAAGTCAACATCTAGTTCGTCATCTTCATTATGTTTAGTTGCTGAGCCTGATGTGACATCAGTAAAATCAGCACCCGCCCATAAGCCGATGTCGAAAGTTAATGTTGGAGTACCATTAGAGTCTAAGTCGTCGTTATACAGATCAATCTGTAAAACCACGGCATTAGAAGGTAGAGTGATACCTGTAATTAAGTCATCACCAGCTTCTAGTTGATCAGGACTAGCGGTATAAGCATGAATATCTTGACTCATACGTACAGTCGCATTAAGAAGCTTGGCATCAACTTTTGTGTTGCCTTGGATGTTAGTCAAGGCAGTAGTTTTACTAGTGGCAGCGGCCATAATTATCTACTCCCTATTATTGAACACATTGTACTTGAACGACTTTTTCCTCTTCGATGCGAGTAGCACCGCCGGTCATCGAACAATATACTTGTGTTGCATAACGTTTATCAGCACGCTCAGTAATGCGAACTTCCACATCCTGACCTAATGCTAAGCCAATACCGCTGCGAGCGTAAGCTAAACACTTGATAGGGTTAGTATCAGTGGCATCAGCTACACCGTTTAGGCGGTTAACGATAACGAAATTAAAGCCCATGAAAGTATTCATGCGGCCGTTGGCAAGAACTTTGGCAGTGTTAGTATCAAAGTTCTGAATTTCGGTTTCGTTGAAGAGAGTTGCTTGAGCAGCTGCGTTAATAACGAAGAATAAATCTTCATTAATATCAACATCATTAGCTACTAAGATGCGGTGAGCTTCAATTACTTTCTCGACAATTAAGTCAGAGTCAGCAGTTGTGAAGTCTTCATCTACTACTTGAGTAGAAGGTAAAGATACACTTGAAGTAGTACCGGCACCAATATCAGTAACTGAAGTTGCGTTACCGTCAGCGGCGTCTAAGATGAAGTCATCAATGCTACGGCCTAAGGCCCAAGCGCCTGACATAGCGTAATCGCTTTCAGGGCTTTTAAGCATACGGATTTCATCTTGTTTATCGATCAGGTCAGCCCAGTCAAAGTCGTCCATTGTTACACGGCGTCTTGAATGAGCACTGTCGGTTAAGGGAGTATCGCTGTGGCGTACAGCGTTTTTAGTAGCGGTTGTCGCACCTAAGCGGTCAAAGTGAGCAGAGTTACCCACCACACGCTTAAATTTCACGGTACCCATTAAACGGGAACCACGTTGTTGAGACAAGTGGATTAGGTTATCACTAAACTGCTGGACAAACGCCTTATCAATTTCGATAGACATAGTGTAACATCCTTTAATTAATAGTTAACTTACTCTATCTTAAGTTATCCACTAACTGTGGGCTTGTGATTGAGTCCATCGCATGATTAAGGCGCTTTGCGTTATCTTAATTTGCGATAAATTTTGCTAAGTTTATTCCTGATATGCTGATTTGTAAAGTTTTTCCATATATTTCACAGCATTAGGTTCAGATTTGTGGTATGGATGATCTGGGTTGCTTCGAATTTCCCCAATCCTTTGAAGAGCTTCCTCAGGCGTCATTCCACCACTCATACTTCTGCCTATGTTAGGGTTAGTGCTATTTTCTTGTAGAACTTCCCATGACATACTAAGTGCTTTCGCAACAATTGGATTGTTACCAATATCACTATTTATCAACTCTTCGTAAGCATCTCGGTATTTATCCCCGGCTAATTGTTCAGCTGCTGCTTTTGCGGCTTGTATTTTGTTTGGCAGTTGGTCACCCCAATCACCTTGCAGTGCTTGGGCAGCCTGCTCACGTCTTTCCATAATGCGTTGCTGCTCTGCTTGTGTTTTTTGCAGATTAGTCTGCACCAAAGCATTAAATTGATTATGATTTAAGCCAGCTTGCCAGGCTGTTTCTGCATAGTTATGCAGTAATTCAGGGTCTAATGGCACACCCTCAGGGACATTTAATTGATATTCATCTGGTGTCTGTGGACGGCCAAGCTCATTGTAGAATTTTCCCCATTCATCATCTGTTTGAGGTACTTTGATTACACCTGGCACCGTGTCTAGTTTTTGATAAAAGTCGTTAATCTGCTCATCACTAGCGTCACCAGTGGGGATACTCAAAGATTGGCTAATGTATTTTTGTGATTCAATATAGCTTTTCGCCATAGAATCCAAATCTTTAAATTTCTGAATACTCGGGTCTTCTCTTAAATTTTCCGATAAAAGGCTTTTAAAATCAGTTGGTTGTGTTTCTTGTGGTGCTACTTTCCCCTCCATATACTCCTGGTGCTGTTGGTTTGGTTGATCGGTTGATTGTGGTTCGTCATAAGTCGTAGGCGCTGCACTCTGCTGAGTCATCGTTATCTACCTCTGGTTTCACTGTTTGGGTTATTTGGTTTTGTACACCGGAAATTCTTATTAAGTCATTAACTAAATCTGCCTTACCTATATTACAAAAGGTAATATCAGCTGTTTGGCCTAATAGTTTAGTTTCGACATAAGTCTCTTTGAGATACTGTAAAAGCTTTTTACCTTCATCCGTATCAAAAACTTTCTGGCAGCATTGCTCAAAATCGGACGCTCTTTTATTCAAGTCCACCTTCCCCTAAGTTTTTAGCTACTTCAGATATACCTTGCGCAGCTGCTAAACGCTGGGCTTCTTGTGCCTGCTGTGCTCTTTGCTGCCTGATTTGTTGGATTGTATCATTAGAATTAAGTGCTATTTCAGGAACACCTCTTATACTCTTGATATGTTTAACTATTCCATCAGCGTTAACTAGGTCCATTACCGACTCATTTGCTGTTAACTGAGCAATCATTGCAGCCTGCTCAACCCATTGTAGGGTATTTGAAACTTCCTCAAATTGTTGGGCGCGGGCAAGCTGGTTAACAACCTTGATCTCTATATCTACACCCTGCTCAAGAACAACATCAGGCGGCTGGGGTAATGCTCCAGCACGTAACATAATCTTAAAGGAACGGACAAATAGAGGAGTTAAGAACTCATGATTCAAACGATTCATAATTGGGCCGAGCGCTTTTTGATGCTGCTCTAACCGTTGAATAATTTCAGTAGCAGACATCTCACCTGTTTCGGTACGAGGCGGTAAGAAGAGTTTATCTAGATAGAATAATGATTTAACTTCTTCACGCATCTCTTGCATATTGAGCTGACTAACATCATAACGGCCTTCACCAACAAACTGCTTAACGCCGGTTACATCACTTACAACACTCAGGCGCCCAGGCAACAGATTAAGATTTTGGAGCACAGCACTTTGATTAGCTAAGATAGGTGGGTCTACTACTTTGGCTAAACCACGTAAATGCAGGTCCTTGGTTTTATTAAGTGTTCGTATGGTGGGTAAGGCTAGATGCCCTGGTCCACGGCCATATACTTCACCTGGTAATTTAGACCAGCGTGGTGTGTAGATAGGGAATTCATAATAACCACCCTCCTCCATGATATGACCACCCTTCTCCATTACCCAATAATAGATATATGGGCGGTTCATTGGTGGAGCTAAACCATCCTTATTCAGTTTAATCTTCTTAGGGCTGTTTGGCTTAATACACCAGTACACCACAAATTCATCATTAGGCTTGTGTTCTAACTTCTCTTTAACTTCACTTGGTATTTTATCAGGCCAGCGCTCAGCTAACTGTTGAGCGGTGAATTTACGTTTTCTGTACAGTGCATTGGTTTGCCCGAGTGAATCTTCTTCTATCGCACATTCACTTAAATGTATGCTTTCAAATCTAAAGCCCTGGAAGTCACCTGGTAATGAGCCTGGTTGAACGTCATGTAAAAATACAAACATGCCTAATGAGGTAAGGAATTTGAAAGATTTTCCTACCTCTTGGTCAAGGTTACTTTCGTTGAATTCTGTGTAAATAAGTTTAATGACTTCCTCAAGCCAGGCGAGCGCATCCTTATTGTTGGCAAGAACAGGGTTAGCGTAGGCTGGCAAGGCCCATTGTTGTAGTGGGCTCATAATAGTGCTATGCATAGTTGAAGCTAGGTCATCACTAGCCAGCATAGCAGTACTATCATATACACGATTAGTACGGCGAGTGCCTTTGGATTCTTCTGAGAGGAAAATGCCTGATTGGTTGTTATGGATAAATTCGGCAAGTAAATCCCAAGTCGTCCTGGCGTTATTACGCTCAGTATGATTAAAGGCTAATTTTATACGGCGGATAATATCTTCACCGTTTCCACTTGTAACCACAGGCATGTTGTCATCCTAATATGTTTTAGGTATATTAATGTCTATGGCTATTCTTATAGCTATCTCCTACATTGATTAGACTCAAATGTATTAAGCCCTCCATCAAGGGCTTTTTTTTATTTCTCGTCATCTATCTCTTTATATCTAATAATCATATAGCTTTCCATCCGAACATTCTAACACCTAGATACCAGTAACCAGCTCTCCACCATGAAAAACCAGCCTTGCGAAGGTCTTGGTATAAGCGCTTATCTGCTACAGCCCTTAAGTCTGTTGCGGCAGTCCCTTCTTCTATTAGAAAGTATAAAGCATCATGTAAAGCTGTTGCTTTTTGTGTATTAGCATAATCAGGGATAGCATTAGCACCGTTCCATTTAAAGCCGCGCTTTAATTCAAAGCGGGTATAGCAGTTGCCTTGTGTATCTTCAATAAGAACAGCATGCATAAAGTCTGTTAAATAGGATATTCGAGGTGATATTTCAAGATACTTAAATATATTAAAATCTAATATATAAGGTAAATCATCTGTCAATTCATACTTAAATTCTGGATGATTGATTATTTTATAACTAATCATAGATGTTAACCTAACAAGGTTACTACATTATTTAATTTTTTAGATCTATCTGATAGGATAGTAGAGCCTAAACCAGTACCACCACCACGTCTAGATTTTTCTTTATTTACCACTCCTGTAGAAGCCAATTTACCTGCATTACTAAGCCTTCTCTTTTTTTCGGCTTGTATTAAAGCTTCATTTTTATTTTGTGGTTCTTTAGCTTCAGCTAAGCCTGCTGATGTTTTAAGCCCTGGTAACCTTTCCTTGATTTCGCTTAGTTTTGTTGAGGTTTCGGCTATCTCTGTAGAAAGAGTATTTCTAGCAGTAAATGATTCATCAAGTTTTCTTCGTAGTTCTACATTTGATTTTTGAAATGCCTGGTTAGATTGTTCGAACGCACGCTGAGCTGCTGTTTCAGTATTAAACGAACTTTGTAGTTCTTTAGAAACGCTACGCTGCTGGCCTAATGTGATTTCACCTTGCTGTAGTGACTTTTTTTGTTTGTCGCGTGTTGCGAATAATTGCTTAAAGTCGCTAACTTCTAGGTATGTTATTTCACCTTTAGTAAACGCCATAGTTTAACCTATCAATGTAATGCCAGATTTATTACTACTTAATGCTGTAGCTGATGAGCCTGAACCACCTCCACGCCTACCCCTAAAGTTTTGCGCAGAAGTTGTGCCTCTACCTCCACGTCTTTTATCCCGCTTTAACGAAGCTTGTATCCTGACATCTTGTTGGGCTTGTGTTAACTCTTGGGTTTTTGCGTTTTTAGTAGCTTCTAGATTAGCCCTTTCTTGAAAGGACGCATTTAACTGATCTCTGAGTGATTTATTAGTCTCTGATAATTGTTTATTAACCTGCTGAGAACCCTGATTGATATTTCTCTGCTGAATAATAGAGTTATGTAATTGCCTATTGTAGGCATCTAACTGCCTTATCTCTGTACTTTTTTGTTGGATAGTTTGGGTATCGCGGTCAACTTCACCCCTAATAGCACCGTATACAGAAGCTCTATTAATACCATACTGGCGAACAAACTCCCTATCAGCTTTTGTTTTTGTACCAAACCTACTTGCTAATTGAATATAACCTTTTCCTATTAATTCCTGAATACTTGCCATAATGCACCTACGATAACAAAGTTACTAAATTGGTTGGGCTACCATCAGTTTTGTCTACTGATGATAATCTTTGATCTTGTTTTTCAGCTGACTTTCTTGATCTTATTCGCCTTGCACGCTCTTTCGCTTGTGATTCATCACGTCTTTGTTGGTCTATATCATCTTTTTGCCCAGCGGCAACATTTGAAACAGCAGGCTTTTCAGTAACTGGTTTTTCCTGAATAGTAGAGCTGAATGATTCACTTGGCATAGATAGTTGCGGCGGCGGTGGGGCATATTGTATAGGTGGAGGTGGAGCTAACTGTGGTGGTGTAGGTGGTGTAGCTGAAGCGCCAGTATCTCCGCCTGGAGACAATGAACCTAGTAGGCTTTGCCCAACAAGTCCTACACCTAAGCTAACTAATGCGCCACCAGCTAAAGCTGCAAAACTGGTAGCAGCAGCACCGGCGCCTATAAAAGAACCACCAGCGATTGCTGCTGCACCTAGTGCTATACCACCCATTTATAACTCCTTCACATATACCTTGTCGGATAATGTCATATTTAATCTACGCATCATTATAGACAAATCCTTACTAGAATTCTCTACTAATTGCAAGTAATTGACACGATATTTGAATCTTAAGCGTTTTTCGGCAAACCTGATCAACTTAAAAATAGCGAAAGGGTTGCTCTCTCTGTACTTTGGTACAATATATAAAACATCAGATATTGCGAAACGTTTCATGGCGTAATGCGGGTGCTGATAAATAGTAAAGCCAGCATACCCAACTATTTCGCCGTCATCATCTTCCACAACAAACCCAACATACACATGATGTGATTGCATATACTCATATGAGTCATAGGCTATATCTAACTCCTTAGGCCCGCCATTCATACCAAGCTCGTCATGCTGCTCCTGAAGGAATGGCTTTAATTTCTCCCAGTAATACTTGTCTAACTTAATCTCTTCTATATTCATGCTAATGGGTCAAACTCGCTAATAACTTGAAGTTGTGAGACGCGCTGTCTCTCGAATCTATCTAGCTGTTGAGATAGCAAGGCTTCTGTGCGCAAAGCATCGGCACCATGGCTTGCATCATCATGGATTGGGGTATCACTAAATGCTTGAACTTCCTTATTCCATTTCTTTCTATAGTTAGCTAAATGCTCAACACCTACAAAACACTTTTCGTAATTAAAGTAATACCTATGAAAGCGTTTCTTAACACTATTGATACCGTCTTGAAGGGGTAATTTATCTGCCTTGGTAACTCTACCAGAAACATTGTTTGCAGCTAATAAGGTGGATAGAAGGTTAACAGTACTGTAAGGGGAGTGCTGGTTTTTTCTCACTCCATCCCAAGGTAAGCCGTGGGATGCGTAATTGTTGTACGGCTTATTGTACAAGACTTCAACATAATGCATTAAATCCTTGTCGCGCTCTTCATAGTAATCTATAAAAATTATTTTGGAATCAACATATTGCGCGAACCAGATAGCAGTATGGTCGTTACGGCCTAAGTCCCAAAAAGTATATACAGGCACATTAGGGTTATAAGGGAATTCACCTATACGCTCTTCTGCTCTAGCCCGGTTAATCTGGTCAGCGTAGTAAGCGCCTTTAATACCAGCTGTGTAGGATACGCCATATTCTTGGCAAATATGGTCCCAGTCCGTACCCATCTCCATCTCTTGCTGGATATTCTCTTGTGAATGCACTGGGTAGTAGTTGGGCTTTTCAGGCCAGAGTGTTTGTACTTCCGAATTAAACCAATAGTCTAAATCTTTGATTTTTTCTTCAAGCTTATAGAATTGATTATCTTTTCCCCTAGGCGTGCTGTTGATAATAATCCATCCGTCATTCTCGGAAAGCATGGGCGACATATAAGCATATGCTTCAGGGTTAGTAACCGCATACTCGGACATAACGATACCGCGTGGTCCAGGGCCTACTATGGTATCAAGATCTTCGCAACCAATCACACGGATAATACTGTTATTTGTTAGCTCTAGGCGTAATTTTTTATTGTCCTGACGCTTGATTAATTTGGATGGAATGAGTTCTAAGTATTTAGTGCCATGCTTCGTCATGCCTTCCCAAAGCGCTTTTTCACCCTGGGAATAAGTTGGGAATAGGTAGTAATAAACGCCAGGTTGCCGAACAGCTTCCTTAACCATATAAGCGAAACAGGCAAGGTCTTTACCGGAACGACGGCACCAGCGGATAAGAGCTTTTCTAATTTTTGTTTCTGGTTTCCCTTCAACACCATCTAAGGCTTGGAATAGTTTTAGTTGGTAATCTCTCGGGCTAAAATTCTGTGGGACTAGTATCTGGGCCATATAGTTCGCCAATAAAATCAGAATATTCCGCATATTCTAACTCCTTTTGGCGATAAGCAATAGCTTCCTTCTTAGTGGAGAATGCTTTAGTTGACTATTTACCTGAAATACTTATTCTAACAATATAGGGTTTTCTTCTACCTTCATTCCGATATGTTATATATCTTAAGCCGGTTTTGCTATTCCGGTATACTTTAGTGTTATATGAGTTTTCTTTATCTGTTGCAGCCCTAAGATTGGTGATCCTATTATCGCTAGGATTCCTATTAATATGATCTATAATATTAGGCTCGCAACCGTGGTATAACTTATATATTAACCGGTGCACTTTATAGTGATTCCCATCTATTGATGCACGCCTATAACCAAGATCATCCCCCCATCCAATTTCCTTTTTAGTTGATAAATCTATAAGCGCCCCAGTCTCTGGATTATACTCAAAGCGCCTAGCTAGCTCATTCTGAGTCAGGTGTATTTTTTTCGCCATATAATCTCTTTAAAACCTCCTTTAATAACTCCTTCTCAGTACCATATTTAGCCTCAAACATGCGGGGTGATGCATGAAATGCAACTCCAGGCCCGCCATACTGATGGTGTATATGACAGAGAGGTATTACTTCCATCCAGGTTGCTCTCTGCGCCATACCTTGACCTGCCCTAATATGATGTAAACAAGCTGGTGTACCATAATTTCCGTCCTTCTCGCAGGCTATACAACCAAGTTTAGCAACTCTATCAAGGTGTTCGCGTTCTCTAATCTTCATCTATATCATCAAAGTCCTTCATATATACGTAATATTCATCATGAAACTCTAAAGCTAGTACGGCATTTAGAACAACGTAGCATATTGCCGTAAAAACGCTATGTGGGTAAGTTGTGGTAAATAATAGAATTGCGTTAAATAATATTCCCATAAATATAATCATGACATACTCATTAGTTGGTGAATGGCGTCCTGGCATTCTTGTTTATTTTCAAAGACTTGACTTAGAATAAAGTTCCAGACAACACCAAACGCTAGTTTATAAAATTGGTTAAATTCATCTTGGTTCATTTTACTAAAACTAATTGATTGCGCTTTCTTCTTTATACCTCCAGGTGTCACAATTACATCATAATATCCAGCCTCAATTTTAACCCATTCATGAAGCTGTTCCTTGGTTAATGTCGGGCAAGCCTCTATATATTTCCTTCTGTTATATTTTTTGTTATCTATAAAACTATTCGCTACATCCCTCAAAACTGATTGGTCGCCCGCGTACTTGCATAGGTATTCGGTATACTCCCTTACTATAGCTTCCTCCGCACTCGAAACCAATCCGCCCGTAGGCTCCCAGTATTCTAGTGCCATACCTAACAGGCCACCGAAATATAGTTTGTGATGTTGGATAGATCGGGGTTTGCATTTTTTATAACGGACCTCAATGGTTTCGCCTAGACTGATATCTTCTAGGATATCCTTGTCGTAGTCAGTGGCAGGCATAAGTATGTGACCTGCCTGTCGGGTAAGTTTAACTTGTTTCATTTTACCTTTTCTTCTAGCACTATTGTTTTCATGATTTTAGCAATCGTGCCTGTGATAAGATCACCTAGTAGGTCATCAAGTAATACTGATCTAGTTCGCTCCAGTGTAGCAAGACTTAACTTCTTACGAATCATAAGTTTGCGACTCATACAAGTTACAATCAAAAGCAAAGATTTATTATCATCCGACATACGGCATTTACAGGTAAAATCTATAAACGGATATAATTCATTTACGTTACGGAATGATTTAGAGTTATGTACTCTTTGATACTGCCTGGATATTTCTTCCGAATTACTCATAACAGCCCTAACCCTTTAAGCTGATCTATCTTTCTGCGCTTGTAATCCTGTATGCCTAATTCATACAGCGCACCCTCCAGAGTCATAGTAAAGTATGACGTTCTGGACCTAAGTTTCGCGATATAATTATCATCTCTATAAACACGCCTGATTATTATTCTATTCTCATTCTCTATGGCAGGGCAATACGAAATAAAGTCACACCATTCTCGCTCATTCACCATGAGATTACCTTGAATTTGAGGCAGGTATTCAGCTGGTACCTTAGTGTCAAAAAAGCGCTCTATTTGCTTCTGTGGGTTAAAGGCTGTCTTTACCTCTATCATACCGTCCTTATCTATAAGCCCGTCAGGACTAGCCCCGATCAAATTATTGTCCTTATCTATAATGATAGGGACGCGATCTACTTCTACTTCATTAATAAATTCGTATGCCAAAATGGCACCTGGTTCATTCTCTATACCGTAATCCAGTGGCTTAGCTGATATCTGCTTAATCTGGCCGGTCATAGCCTCGGTGCATTTTTTATAGAGAAGTGAACGAAAGGACGCTGAGAACTCGTCAGACTTGTTTCTAGCTTTCTTCATTACTTCACTGAACTCTGAGGCAGTTAGTAGTCCACACTTAGCCTGAAACCACGAATCACTATTCTGTTCAAACATAGCTATTTACCATGCCTGTTTGTGTAATTACGTTTTTTTATTTCCCTCTCTCTATGCTCGATAGCTTCATTAAGGGTTACAAATGATTTAGCCTTTAGTATCCCGTCGTCATACCATCTCGCTTCATAAGGCTTAAACCTGTGCGGCCCTATATACCTTACCCCTGTAATTCCTGATGTATTATCTTTACGCTTAGATGAATTTCTTACATTGATTTTTGGTGTGGCGGCTCTAAGGTTCTCAATCTTATTGTTTGATCGGTTGCCATCTATATGATCTATTTGTTCAGGCTCTTTATTATGAATTAGTTTAAAGATAATTCGGTGCGCTCTGTAATTACGCGTGTTTAAACGTATTTGAATGTAACCACTATGAAGTTGACATCCTGCAATCTGACCAGCAAACCTATCGTTCCATGCAGTAAGCCTATCACTCCTAGTATTCCATATTAGACTTCCATTATCATAATTATAAGTAAAAATTTCCTTTAATTGAGTTTGGGTATAAGGTATTAATTTAAACATTTTCTTCCTTAGTCATAACGGCAGCTCTCACAGCTTCTTCCCACTAAAACTCCGCTATCAGCATCATATTCAAATAGTTCTTTTAATTTACACTGTGAGTAAGGAATATCCTTACATATTTTATTCATAACACCCAAAACCTAACATTGCAGTAGTAGAGTTTGTTGTCAGAAATAGTATTCCCGACATAATCTAAAAAGATAACATGTCCATTGTCAGGCACTTCCCAAGATTGAATTTGTTTTAACCAGACTGGCTTGTACTGAGAAGCGGCTAAGTAGCCACCCTCAGCTAAATAATAAAAATTATATTCGAGTAATGTATTAGGCTTCATAAAACGAGACTGGTCCATAGCCTCGAATATGATTAAATTTTCGTCTACAACATCACTCACTTTCTTCGGCTTGATTAGGTTCGTCATAGATCACCATTATATACCCCATTGTAAGTAGCTTGTGCGCTATTTGTATTAATTCATCCTGAGTAATTTTGCCCGGTTCATTCAAGGTTGCACATATTTGCTTACACTCATAAATCACACTACCCATTAACCTAGGAGTGTACTCTTCAGGATTCTCCTGAGAGTTTTCACGTATTTGCGCAGAAACTTCCAAAGCGTGATTTTTTGCACTATATCTTCTGCAAACTTATAAGTCATCTTCTACTCTCTCTATGATTGCTAGTGATAAAATTGCTATATGATACGCTTGATCTTTAATAAGCTTTGTATCGCAGGCGCTTAAGGAATCAAAAATACTGCTAATAACCTCGGCACGTTCAAAAAAATCCGTTATTAAATCCTCAGGCTCTTGGTTAAAGGCCCTGTAGTTTGGTAAGTCATCAATGAGTGCTGTTATCTTTTTCATCTTCTTCCATAATAAAGGCTAGTGAGATTGCAAGAAATCTTTGAATTATTTTCTCAATATCTTCTCTATCTACATATCCTCTTTCTTTGAATTCATCGTGTACATCTTTGATGGCAGTCATAAACACATTAGCAAGAAACTCATCTAATGGCATACCTATGACTTCCGATTCTCCTTTAGCTTCTTTAAAAGCTTCCTTAGCTATTTTCAGGCTATAATCAAATATTTCTTTATTTACTTCCAGTAAATCACCCATGTACCCTCCTTACTGTGTAGTCCCAGCCTCTACATAATTTCTTAACTGGTATGCCACAACTTGAATAATGTGATATCGGGTCAAAAAGACGAAACCCTGTTTTCATATTAATTAAGGCGTAATGATCTAGCCCTGTGTTAGCTACTAACCAATACCCTTTTAGTTCTTCACCATTAAGGGTTAGGATAACCATATCACCACGGTCTAAGGTTTTCTCACCTGGAGATTCTGGTTTTAGGCATATGCTGTAGTAAGGTATACAGTGGTTTTTAAGGTCAATATCTACCCACTCACCACTATAATCCTTACCCTCTATCGCAGCCCCGTCCCTAATATCCTTGAGGATATTCCAGTGATCCACTAAAAAATCTTGAAGAGTCATTACATCTTCTCCCAGGTAGTACCGTCGTTAAGTATAAGATTAATAAGAACCATTTTATGATTTTATCCTCCTAAGTGCTTTATGTGATAGCCAGTCTCGACCGTCTTCGTTATAAGTAACCAAAACACTAAATATTTTATTAATGGTAGGGTCCATATTTATTTCGGCAATGACCACCTCTTTACCGAAAAGATGATTATCAATGTTAAACCAGTAGTGCTTACCTTCTAACTCTTCTTTATCCTTAACTAGAACTGTATCGACTACCTTACAGTTATTAAATTTCATTCTGGCTTCACCATAAAGTCTTCTATAGCTTTGGTGGATATCTTATCGATAGATAACCAACTACACGGAGTAAGCCAAACACGCCGATCGTGGTTTTCTAATATCTTCTCACTGTATATGTATACAGAGTTGGCATGTGGCCTTATACCTATAATAATGGCCTTGTCGCCTTTATCTAAAGGCCCGAATCTTTTTTTTGCTTTAACAATCATACCGATACGTGCGTTTTCTTTTTTCATTTAATCCTCCTGTTTTGAACAAGTATAGCGGTGCCGGTGGGGAGGGGAAGGAATTAAAGGGAATATGGAGGGGGTTTTTATGACTTCCTTCTTTTTTCTGCCTTCTCTATTTCACGGTCAAACCAATCAAGCCATTCCTTAGATAATCTTTTAGTTCTTTTCTTAGTCCAACGTAGATAGCCAGGATTAGCTTCATGTTCGCATCCCTTCCTAATACACCAATCTGTAAAGGGGTTATTGAGGGAAACTAAGCCACAATAGATACAGTACTGCTTGCCGGCTACCCGGCCTTTGAATGAATGATTTTTCACTTTCTCTACCTTTGCGCGGTGGGGGGGAACCAAAATATTATCATCAGAAATCAAAACCCCGCGGTGGGGGTTGAATATAATATAGTATAAGAAATAAAAAAGCCCAACTATCCAGCCCTAACCAAAGCCTCACTCTATCTACACTGAACTCTCCAACAAATAGGTCAGCTCACTCCTTATATGTCGCATCATACATAATGTAGTTATTAGGTCTGGGTCTTGGTCTACCTCAGCCTCAACGTTCCCTATCTCCACATCTAAGTCAGCTATGTAGTTAATGAGTGCTGTACGTATGCTCAGGGTGTCTTTATCGGTCATTCTTATGCCTTAGCCAATCTGGTCTCAGGCTGTCTAGCACGCCTACTAGAGTCAAATAACACTATCAAAAATAGCCGATAACTAATGTTATCGGAGGTATTTGCTTGTACATGTGTATGATAGCGAGACGTGCGTCATGTTCTGTGTGTGTGCTGCTTCAAATATGCCTGTGGATAAGTAGGGTGAAAGTGGTCTCAGGCTGTCTAGCATGCATACTGGAGGGATTTGGTGGTAGTTATATGTGTGAAGGATAGAGAGAAGAGAGCGGACGTCAACTTTAAAACCCACAAATAATTAGGCTTGATTAGGCTTGATTAGGCTTGATTAGGCTTAATCTTTAACAGATTTGATTAGTCTTAGACTATCTCTAATGGACGCTTACAATAACGATGGGTAACTATAACGCTCGCACCAATATCATTATTCTTAACTAGTGCAATGTGTTTAGGGCTTCTTTTATATAGAGGGTAGTTTAGTAGATTGAGGGAGGGTGTATTTAACCGACTAGAAGGTTTGAGTGTCGTCATAGAAGTTTAATTTGTGTTTTAGCCAGAGTGGGCGATAATTAGATTAAACAACGAGGGAGAAGAAAGTATGAGCAACATTATACCACATCCGAGCCAGTTAAGTAGTATTTATGAGGCATATGAAGGAACTAGTCGCCGTGGACGTATAGATAGCATGCTAAAAGATTGGGCAGCAAAGCATGATTGGTTTAAGTGTGCTATTCCTTTGAACGACAAGCATTTTGCGATTGTTTGTAGCGATGCAACTTGTCATATATCAATCTTTACCGACTTTAACTCACTTTATGAATATGCAGGGTACTAAGATGAAACACTCATATCGTAGAACTAATTCATCCGCTGGTTTGTATTTCTGGGCCGCTTTCTTAACCATGGTAGCTATAGGAGTCTTATTATGATCACTGCATTCTTAATCTGTGCCGGATTACAATTACTAGCAGGTTTTATCATCTCATTAATTGCATACAACACAGCCGGGTAACACCGGCTTTTTTATTTGACTATATCCTTATGTATTGCGAAGAGTTCAATGAGATAGTCTTTACCCGCAAAAAAGTCTTCCAGCCGGTCCTTTAGCTTTATAGCATCACTCTGGTTTTCGAAAGTAATTGAATGTATGGCTGGCGGGCTTTGATTGTTAGTTTTTAGTGCGATTACCAGACACCACCTAGGCGTCTTTATTTTCATTTACTTTACTTTTCATTTCCTCTAGAGTCACAAGCGCTCTATCTAAATAATACTTTACCGCTGTAAAGAGAAACTGCTCGTAGATACAGTCTTCCAGCTCCCTTAGCCTTTCCAGATTGTTTGCAGCTGTTTGTATCTTCTCTTTCTGCCGTCGTAGTATCTTCTTCTGTTCCATTCGACTCCCTTAATAAAGCAACCGGCCCCAGGACTGCTGTTACCGGGGCCGGCCTACTCTCTGATTGTGGACGTTCAAACCACATGCTTATTATACAGTGTGCGTATCGGAGACAAAAGAACTTTTTAAACAGGGTAATAACTTATTAGAATAAGGTAATATAGTATTATTTCTACACTGTTTATTTATCTAGGAATTTATTTAAAAACAGCCCTATCAATAGGGAACCAAATATAATAGTCCCGAAACAAACAAACAGCTTTACTACTTCATAATCAGTCATGTTCACCTCCTAAAACAACCCCAGCCAAATTATGATCAATACGCTTAGCTAACAACACTGCATTAGTGCGAATCTGTCTATATTCAACACCATTAATCTTATCCAAAGGGTAAGGTACAGTTACCGACGCTCCTACAATCTGGGCTTCTACCCAAATATTCTTGTCATCTTTATACGAATGCACTTTAGACCAAGTGTATACATCAAGATAAGCGTTTAAGGCATTGTGTAGGGCAATAATAAAGAACTCTACCCGATCGGGCGGCGTTGTCTTCTTTACTACTCTTAATAATCTTTCTACTTCACCTGTATTCATATTCATTCTCCTACCATTCGTCAACCTTATGACATTTAATATATAGTTTGTTTTTTCTTAACCATCCTCCTAGGTCGCTTGGTTTTTGTTTTATAAATTTACCAAAGATTGGTGCTGCCACAGCTATAATACCGTCTTTTACTATGACGCCAGCACAACAATGTTTGCAGTCTAATTGATATAGTACAGTTTTACTCATGGAATCTTCTGTACTCAATCAAAGATGTTGACACAAATAACTGCGCCAACTCTTCAATATCGTCACTCTCAAACACTTCGCTTGAATCAATGAACATCATGTGTTCTTTATGTGAACTCCTAAAGATAATATAAACAGTTGAATTAATACTCTGTTCAAAATCAGTGAAGCCGTGGGATATACCAACAAGATATGTCAGCTTGTCTTCTGGCTTGATTAAAGACCTAGCTTCAGTGCCGCAGAGCGTTAAAAACTGCTTCAACGGCTGGTACCCTTCAGTCATTTTTATACTCCACCAAAATACTGCCAGTAATACCCCATAACTTTGTTACTCTATGGTCCCATACTTGACAGTCATCTTCAAAGATAGCGTCTAACAAGCCCTTGTGGAGGTTATCTATGTCAGGACGCTGCTGATGCGGTTTGCCCAGCATATCATCCATTTTCTTCTTACTCCACGACTTCGGCATCGGTATTATGAAAGTTATATGGCAGTTAGATTTAGGTATAGATATACCAGATCCCTTTATTTTATCCTTGTACTCCCAGTACCTAGTAACACATGGCCTTTTCTTCCATTTATCAGCCCTAGTCATTCTTGGCTTAGGTACTGGAGTGATAGGATAATACTGCATTATTTAGACCTAGATTTAGCTAACTGATTAGCCAAGTAAGCAATCTTTTCTCTAGTAATACCCAGCTTATGTTTAGCGTTCTGCAAAGAATTCATGTTACATTTCAATAACTTAAGTATATCATGATTGCGATAGCCAAGTATCATATGAATGAGTATTAATTCTTCTGGCCAGCGCCCAAGCTCTTTGTATATACGATCGCGTAACTTAGGCATAATCTTGTTATTAGACACCAGACTGGTAGGGCAAACCACTTCCTCTTCTGTGATCTCACCCTTAAAGAATCGATGTATTCTTACCATAAAGGTTTGCCTTATAACACCATTAGCCTTAGCTTGCTTTTTAAGCTTACGATATTGAGATAACTGTTCATCTGAAAATTTAGCAGTAACATCACCAATTCTAGGCTGAGAGCTAGGTGTCATGAGTTCTTTTTTAGTGATAATACCTTTCCGATATTTTGTCAGCATTCGCTGAGCTGTAGCTTCAGATAAACCTACCTCTTTATATACTTTATATACTTCATCCCTGAATTTTTTATTTCCCTGCCTAATAACATTTAGTTCTTTTGATTCTTTACTTTGCGCTTGCTTTGTTGGGTTTATATACAACAAAACATCTGCTGTAATTTCTCCACGTATATATTTTGACCAACGCTTATTAAAAGTACTTAGTGGAATACCGTACTCTATCGCTTTTTCTTTGTATGCTTTATGTGTTCCGCGCGGCATACTGGATGCGTCTACGGACTTTAGCTTATTGAGTTCATATTGTGTAAATTTCATCACTTCCTCTTAAAATGCATAAAATCCACAGAGCCATAAAAATCATCATTATATCCAGCATAACTCTCTAAATTATATTGCTTTTGAATCATTGGGCGAATGTATGGAAACTTTGTATCACACTCATAATCCCGCTCATTTAATGCTGTCATATATATATTATCGACAAACCAATCATCAAGAACTTGCTTATATATACTAGCACCACCAATAATCATGATTTCTTTGCAGTTCGGATAATTACTGCTAGCTGATTCTATACAGACATTTAAATGAGGTGTTATGATGTATGGATTAAATTTAAATTCAAGGTCTTCTGGATAACTATTCGAGATAACATAAACTGGCCTATCTTTTAAGCTAACAGATAAAGTCTCAGCTGTTTTTCTACCTACAATACATGGTTTTCCTCTAGTTTTTTGCTTGAAATAGCGTATATCCTCTTTAACGTGCCATGGTATTTTACCATGCTTACCTATACCATTTTCTCTATCAACACAGACTATGATAGATAGCTCATGGTTTTCTAGCATATTCATACTACTCTACTCTCTATGTGTTCTGTATCCTAAAACCCTGTGATGTGAGTAAGGTTTAACACAAATCATATTATTCTGGTTGCCTCCTAATACATACAGGACGTTATCGTTTAACTCGACAACAAACCCCACATGCCCTTGCCAACTTTTACCGCCGAGTGACAGCACTACAATACAACCTACGGCTGGCTCTATTAGATTAAATCCCCACTTCAGCCACGACCTAGCAGCCGCTGAATTGGTCCCGCTATAGCCTGCTTCAGTGACGCACCAATTTACAAAAGCACTACACCATGGGGTTTCATCATCATTAGCTTTTAAAGTTGTAGTGGCATGATATTTCAGAATATCTTGATTATGCATTTTACCTTTATACTCTCTTACCCCTTTAGCCATCTCATTTTGAGCAATCAGGTAGTAATTAGGTAAATAAGCTGTTGATTCAATTAATGATATAGATTCTTTTTTTGCTCGGCCTGGCACATTAATAGACGCCCCGACATAAATACGATCAGGGTCTTCTATATGTGGGTTTAAATCCATTAGATTATATAAACTAACGCCAAATCTTTTAGCTATATCACCGAGTGTATCGCCTTTTTTGATTTTATAAACTGTTGTTTCCATGACAACTCCTATTTAGTTAATTTCTGTAGAATGAATTCATTCTTTTGGCCGTGCTTAGTTATCTTTGTTAATCGAGTAGCAAATGATTTTGGTAATCTATCTTGAGCGTACTTCCAGGCTAACTCTGGTTGCATCTCTGTTACTTGCTTAAAAACTGTAGATGAAAGCTTATCCCAGGCGTGCTTAATAGCTGCTCTTGGGTAAAGCAAGGCTAACTCATTCAACATCTTACTGCTTATCTTGTCTGGTCGCTTAATAGCTTGAACTGGGGCGTGCGGTGCTAAGTCATGTATCAACACTGTATCAAGATAGTCGATAGCATATTCCAGCGCTTCGTGAGGGTGATCAAAAGCAGCCTCTTTCAGTATATTATTATCCCTTAGTAACTCAGGGAAATACTGTAATGCTGCTTCAGGTGCTTCTTTACAAAGTTCTAATATCCTTTGATAGTCCTGGGGTCCAGTATAAGCTGGTGCCTTGGCAATCATTTCTAGCTGGTTGGCTGCTGGTATAAGGTGTAATTGTTTACTAGCAGAATAGTATGCTTGTCTTGTTTCTTTCCCTACTCTAAGGTCACGTAAGTTTGGCATATTAATTCTCTGTTTTTGGTTTTGGTCCTGGTTTTTTGCGTAGTGGTGTAGCGCCTGTTTCAGCGGCTTTCTCCTTTTTAATTTTTTGCATCTTCATTCGCATAGCTGCCTTAGCCATGTGGACTATACCTGCTTTAGACGCTTTGATGGAGCCATTTTCATCATTAATTTTCACAAGATGATTGTCGAGATATTCTGCAATAAGCATGTAATCTTCATCGCCATTGTCATCCTTTATAGTGAACCCGTACTCACCTACTTCGACTTTGTAGATATAGCCTTCAGTGAAAAGCTTAGCGTAGTTTCCGCTTACCTTTTTCACATACAAGTAGTCATTTTCCTTTAAAACTTCTCTAGCTGTTGACATAACTTTTACCTCTTACCGTGATTTTTAGAATAACCTAATGATAATATTCTCATTTCCCTATACTCGCAAGCTTCTTCTTTGGTTTTAAAATATTTTGATCTTTGCTTGCCGTTTTCGTCGTGCCACTTAGCCCTCCAAGGTTTTGGCAACCCACGATTGTCAAAGGTAATGCCAGTAACACCGCTAGTGTTATTTGAGCGTTTCTTTTGGTTTTTTGTATTCTGCTTACGATTCACAACCCTTAAATTTGTAATACGGTTATCAGCCCTATCACCATTAATATGATCTATCTCAGTAGGCTCTATACCATAAAATAATTTATAAATTACTCTATGCGCTCTATATCGTCGATAATGAATACTTATGAATATATATCCATTATCAGGCTGTAACCACCCAGCCTCTTTTCCTGCAAACCTACTATTCCATTGTGCACTAGCTGATAATCTATGTTTATGTTTCAAAACCCCTGTCTCAGGGTTATAATCAAACAAGGTTTCCAGTTCAGTTTGTGATAAGGGGATTGGTTTTGGCTTCATATGATTACCGCTGCTCTGATTGCCATTCGTTACAGGAAGTTTGGCACTCAATCAATGAATCTCCTGATGTTAAGTGTGTTAATTGCCTTAGTAAATGTATAAGAGTGATTCTAAGCGCTCCAGGTACAGTAGTCCCACCACAACACTCTTCGTCCGGCGATAAATTAAAATACTACGGCATCAAAAACCCATTCACGGGGGAAGGTATCACTAAGGATACCGATGTATCTATTCCACCAGGGATTCGTGTTCGCTCTCGCAAGTAGCAAGAAACTGTAAAGCCTTATCTTTATAGTAATCCATCATTTCTTTGTAATATTTCTTGAATCTATCTAAACCAATTCGCGATATTAACTCATTAAAACACATTTCAAGTGGGTCAAATCCTATTACTTCTTCATGAAAGCATAGATAGTGTTCAAATACATAATCAGATATATCTGCTATATCAAGTAGCTTACAAAATAAAGGCATGCGCTCGAATAACCACACCATATAGTAACAGTCTAATGTATTCTCAACCTTATTCACCAAATCATATAGATCAATGTCATAGCCAGGGATGTAACCTAATTCATCCAATCTCCTCAATCCTTCTTCGCACGGGGTTGTTGGCAATGTGGTAACCTGAAAAGTATAAAATGTCTCAACTCTCATTACTTTCTCCAAACGTATACCTTGGTTTTAAATCAACTATCCGCTGATATTCACCTTCAAAGGTCATTGTATCTATACCCGTCACACCCTTCCTGGCTTTATCAGTAATCAACTCAATAATGCCCTTATTGTTCTGATCATCCTTGTTATATACCTCATCGCGATAACAGAACACTATATTAGAAGCATCCTGTTCTATCTGGCCCGATGCCTTTAAGTCACTCATCATTGGGCGTTTGTCCTTCCTTGCCTCGCAATACCGATTTAACTGACTAACAACAACCGCGTGCATCTGTAGTGATTTACATAAGCTTTTGATTTCTTTAGATATATCTCCTAAAGCCTCAACTTCTTTATGGCTTGGATAGCTCATCAACTGTATGTAATCGAGTATTATCAGGTCTATCGGCTTTTTAAAATGCTCCATGCGAATGATCTGCATAAGAGTATTTAGCTTTAACTTATTAATTTCATATAACGTAATATCGTAATGCTTAGCGTTCTCAGCAAACCCTTGTATATCTGTCCATTCGTTATTGTTAATTTTTGTGGTCATAAGGTTTTTAAGCTTGATGCCCGCGTAAGCCGACACAACTCTTTCGGCTAACTCAATATTCATCATCTCAAGAGTGAACACTAACACCCTATGGCCGGATATAGCTGCATTTGTCGCTATCTGCATAGCTAATACAGTCTTGCCATGGCTTGGCCTACCGCCAATTACTGTAATATGCCCCGGATAAAGCTTGGTTAATCTCTTATCTAGCTGACTAATACCCGTAATTAAAGTTGTATCTGGCTCTACCCCTGTTATGCGACCGTCTAGTTCTTGTATATATCTAACCAAGGCATCGCTAATTTTTTCCCCGTCGTGTTCGCCCGTCTTCCCTTGTATTTGTAATAGCTCACTCTGTAGCGTTTCGATTATTTCGGTTGGGTCTTTATCGAGAGCTGCAACTGATACTGAGCAATCATCTAATAAGTTATATAGCTTCCTACGGCTCTTGTAACGCTGTAGGAGCCTTATATGATCTTTATAGCTAGTTGTGCCTACGTTATTCTCACAAAGCTCTGTGATGTACTGTAAGGCAGACTGCTGGGGAAATAACCCTTGGTCCTGAATCCTATCCGCAACCGTGATCGGGTCAATTGTTCCTTTTTCTAGGTAAATCTGAATAAGTACCGAGGCTATTTGCTTATGAGATGTCTCATAAAATAGCCCGGTACCTATCATTTGTTGATCAAGTAGAGCTGGCTCTAGGATGATAGATGATAAAACGGAGCATTCCGTGTCAAACGAATGGATGTTACTTTCCATAAACTTCCATTATTCCTGCGACTACACCTGCAATTAACTTTGAATACATGATTTTACCTTCTTTATTTGCCTTATCACAAAATTCTCCTGACAAGCCAAAAAAACAGCCTGCCTCAACCCATACATGGCTGCCATCAAATATTAATAATATATCTCTACCCGAGCCATCGACGTTGCTCATACACAAAAAATACTCAATCAGTATAGTCTTTCCATCAGCAGCATATAAACAGTGGGAGCCTATTTCACAGTGGGGGCCTATTTTGCAGTTGGAGCCTATTTTACAGTGGGAGCCTATTTTACAGTGGGAGCCTATTTCACAGTGGGGGCCTATTTTGCAGTTGGAGCCTATTTTACAGTGGGAGCCTATTTC